ACCGGCTCTACGACCGCATGGAGCGGGAGCGGGGCCGCAGGGCATACGCATAACGGAGGGGTGAGATATGGCGACCTACACCACAAAGAGCGGGGATATGTGGGATTCTATCGCCTACAGGCAGTTGGGCAGTACATCCTACACGGACCGACTTATCGACGCAAACCTGGAACACCGGGACATATACCTCTTCCCATCTGGAATCGTGCTGGTCCTGCCGGAAATCGAGAGGCCGGTCAACGGCTCGCTTCCCCCGTGGAAACGTAAGGGGGCGGGCGTATGATCGGACCGAACGGCGCGCGCCGCGCAGAGGTGGAAATCATCTTTGACGGCGAAGACATCACATCGAGCATCCGGCCCTACCTCCTGTCGCTGACCTATACGGACAGCGAAGAGGACCGATCGGACAGCCTGCAAATCCAGCTACAGGACCGGGACGGCCTGTGGCTGGAGAGCTGGCTCAACAAAGCGGTGGGAGCCTCGGCGGCGTCCAAGCTGACCATGAGCGCCGCCATCACCCCTGAAAACTGGGGGGGCGGCGGGTCACTCCCCACGGGGAGCTTTGAGCTGGACAGCGTGGACGCCGGGGGGCCTCCGGCCACCGTGACAATCAAGGGGTCGTCGCTGGCCTACGGGTCCTCCATCCGGCAGACGAAGAAAACCAAGGCGTGGGAAAACTACTCCCTCTCCGGCATCGCAAACGAGATCGCGGGGAACGCGGGCCTGTCGTGTATGTACGAAGCGGCCAGCGATCCCACCTATAAGCGGAAGGAACAGGCGAAGAAGAGCGACATCACCTTCCTATCCGAGCTGTGCCACGACGAGGGGATCAGCCTAAAATGCACGGACGGGCAGCTTGTCCTTTTTGACCAATCGACCTATGAGGCCCTGCCGCCCGTGGCGACCATCAGGCAAAGCGGTGGGAGGATCCTGCCCGCAGCACCGGAGGCGCACGGGGCCTACGGGAAGGACCTGAAGTGCCTTGCCTACGAAACCTACAGCCTGTCCACGGGCGCGGCGGAAACGCAGTACGGTTCCTGCCGGGTGAGTTACAGGGACCCGGCCACGGGAAGGTGTATTGAGGGGATCACCAAGGCGGACGGGGACGACGGAGACAGCGAGCAGCGGCTTGAGATCACGGCGAGGGTTGCCAGCGCGGGCGAGGCAAAGGCGCTGGCGGAAAAGCACCTGCGGCTGCACAACAAGTTCAACCGCTCCGCGTCCTTCACCCTGCCGGGGAACACGGCCCTTGTGGCCGGGGTGACGGTCATGCTGGAGGGGTTTGGCGGCTGGGACGGGAAGTACATGGTCAAGCAGGCCACGCACACCGTCGGCGGCGGATACACCACCAAGATAGACCTGCGCAAAGTCCTGTCCGGCGGCGGAAGCGAGCCGAGCGGCGAGGAAGGAGGACCGGCGGCGAGGAAGAAGCCTCCAGCGGCCAGACCTACACCGTGAAATCGGGGGACGACCTGTGGAACATAGCCAAGCAATATTACGGGAGCGGGGCTATGCACACGAAGATCTACGAGGCAAACAAGGACCTTATCGGAGGAGATCCGAATCTGATTTTCCTAGGGCAGAAGCTCATCATACCATAGACAGGAGGCGGGCCATGTACGAAAAGCAAACGCGATACCAGGACGATGGCGCGGCATTTTCCGTCATGGTGCGCATCGGGAATGTGACCGCCGTTGACAACGTGAAGCGGCTGGCACAGGTGTATTTTCAGGATATGGCGCTCCCCTCCGGCTGGATCCCCGTGCTTATCAACCGGGATTACATACCGGACTATAACGTGCCGCAGCGGACGGAGTTCGAGGCGGGCGGTTCGGGGGACCCGGCCTTTGCAAGCCATAAGCACGACCTTATCATCAAGCCGTGGATGCCGAAGGTGGGCGAGCAGGTGCTTTGCCTGTATGAGCCTATCCGGGACGGGCGCGGCTTTGTGCTGGGAGGGATCCAACCATGGCAGTGATTGGCTATATGGGAGAAAGCTCCAGCCGTGGCATTGTGTTCTCTGTTTCCGACCAGACCGTGCTTACCCTGGAAAACTTCAAGTGGTCCGGGTCCGCCCGGTATTCCGTCCACAACCGGCACAACTACCACGCGCTGACGGAGTACACGGGTATGGACCCGGACAAAATCACGTTCGACATCCAACTGCTGGTAGAGCATGGGGTAAACCCGCTGGATGAAGTCGTGAAGCTGTGGAAGTACGAGCGGGAAGGGACGGCGCTGGCGCTGACCATCGGGACGAAGTGCTACGGAAAATATCGGTGGAACATCGTCAGCCACGAAATGACGGCCAAATACACGGACAGGCACGGTGACATAGCGGGCGCTGTGGTGTCCGTCACGCTACAGGAGTATCTACGGTCATGAGTGAGAGCTACAAAGTCTCCGCAGCGGAGAGCGCGGCGCTGGAGCTGGGCGCGGCGGACACGGTGAAATCCGTGCTACAGGCGATCAAAATCATCCTGACCACCCCGAAGGGGACGATCCCCATGTACCGGGACTTTGGCGTGAACATGGACTTCCTGGACCTTCCGGCCCCCGGTGCGGAGCAGCGGGCGCGGATGGAGATACGGGAGGCCATCGAAGAGTGGGAACCGAGGGCGACGGTCAAGGACATCACCTTCTCGCGGGATACATTGCAGTCGGGGAAGCTGATTCCGACGGTGGAGGTGGAGATTGTCGGGGTCCCCATGTGAGCCCAGCGGAAGCGGGTCACATGGGGAAGGAGGAGCCACGGAATGAGTGAGCTTTCGCGTAGGTGGAAGCGAAGGATACGAAGGAGGCGACGACGTGAGTAGGGCGCAATACCAGTTTATCCCTACGGACCCGGACCAAATCGTGGAGTGGATGACGGCGAAATATGAAGAGTTGACCGGCGTGACCGTTCAGCCGGGAAGCCCGGAGCGGCTGTTCGTCCAGTGGGCGGCGTCGGTGGTCGTTCAGGAGAGGGCCTTGGCAAACTACGCCGCAAACCAGAATCTCCCCAGCCGGGCGGAGGGGAAAAACCTGGACGCGCTGGCGGAGCTGTTCTACACCAAGGAGCGGCCAGGCGCAAAGGCGGCGACCTGCACCATGCGTTTCACGATCTCTGAGGCGCTGACATTTGCGGTGCTGATACCGGGCGGGACCCGCGTGACAGACGCCAGCAATACCCTTGTGTGGGAGACGGTGGAGGACACCTATGTAAAGGCAGGGGATACATACGCCGACGTGAAGATCCGGTGCCAGACAAAAGGGACGGCGGGAAACGGCTTTGTGGCCGGGCAAATCAATACCATCGTGGACCTGTTCGCTTATTACCAGAGCTGCGCCAACCTGAACGGATCGGACGGCGGCGGAGACACGGCCACCGACGAGCAATTTTACGAGCTGCTGCGGCTGTCCATGGACGCATACAGCACGGCGGGAGCCAAGGGGAGCTACATCTACTGGGCTATGCAGGTGGACACCAAAATAGCGGATGTTATCGCCGCGTCGCCAACCCCCGGCGTGGTGAAGCTGTATGTCCTGATGGACGGCGGGGAGCTGGCCAACGAGGAGGTCAAGGGCGAGGTGCTGGCCGCCTGCAATGCCGATGAGGTGCGCCCCCTGACCGACCAGGTATTCGTGGAGGATGCCGAGGTCGTCCCCTATGACATCAGCTTTACCTACTACCTCCAGACCGGGCGCACCAAGAGCGCGGCGGAGGTCGCTGCGGCGGTGAACGAGGCCGTGGAGCAGTATAAGGCGTGGCAGCACGCAAAGCTGGGCAGGGACATTAACCCGGACGAGCTGAGGGAATATCTCTACCACACCGGCGTCAAGCGCATCGACCTCGTATCCCCGGCCTTTACCGCCCTCCGGGACGGCAAAAACAAGACCGTCCCCCAGGTGGCACGGCTGGGAACGGTGACGATCACAAATGGGGGGTATGTGGATGAATAGCAGGGAGCCCGGCGCCGGCCACGGGCTGACCAAGGAAAACCTCGACATACTCGCCCACGACTTCAAAGTGGACTGGTGGGACGCCGACTATTCGTTGGAGGAAAAGCGCCGGACGCTGAAAGACAGCTGGCGTGTCCACAAGATACTGGGCACCAAGGCGGCGGTCGAGCGGGCTATCTCCGCCATCTATCCCCACACACAGGTGCTGGAATGGTTTGAGTACGGCGGGGAGCCGTATCACTTCCGGCTGAACATCGACATCACCAGCGATTCCGGGGACAGGGCGCGGCAGAAGCGGGTGCTGGAGCGGCTGAATTTCTACAAATCCCTGCGGTCCCACAACGACGGCGTACGCTATTTCCTGG